AGCAAATGGGTGCATTCTCTCATGCCCATAGTGATATGGGAGGGCACGAGCATGATGGTATCTCGAATAAACATTCCATTCAACAGCGGTACGATCATCTCTCCTTTCACCCCAGAGAGACGATAAAGATTGCTGACTACCCGATTAGTAATCAGCATCTGTGCAGTTGTGTCTTTCCATACTTCCATCTCTGCATCAACACCTTCCATCTGTACTTTGCGAATACTCTTCGTTCGGCAATCACCAGATGCGAAAGCCTCAGACTGGGCGGGGTGTTTGTGCACGTCGGCGAGAGGACACTCGCTGCGATGTATCTTAAAAGGACAAAGTTCACGCTGAACCAAGTCATACATCCGCTGACCAAGAACACAATCCACACCTTCATTCTCACTCTCGATAATACGACTCAAATTTTGTGACACCTCAACTTTTGCAGTAGCAGATTTCGTCTTCGTTTCCTTAGACTCAACCACCACTTTGGGAGTTTTGGTGACAGTTTCTCTCGATTCCAATACTGTCTGTTTTTGTTTTCTATTACTATTGAAACCTCCAGAGAATTTCTTCCAGAGTCCCAATCCAGCAATCAGAACACCAACAACTGTTAATAGAGCTGCAATTTTCTTCCAATTGTTCTTCAATGTCTCAAAGAAACTCTTGGCAGAAGCATACAACGCATTACGAAACAGTGGTGTCATCTCCTCAGGTCTGATTTCGAATGGATTCAACGGATTAACGGGGGTGACTTCAGGCTCTCTGAACAAATCATCCAAATGCTCATCAACAGTGTCATAATCGCGAATGCGAATATTATTCAACTGATGGGCAAAAGTTTCATATTCAGCATCTCCAAATGGATTGTTATCGGGTTCTCCGAATGGATTCAAATCTTCTTCGAATGGGTTTCCTCCAATTTCCAATTTTGCGGGTATCTGGATTGGTCCAATTTCTTCTTCAACCACCACAGTTCCAACATTCCTCATGGCTTCCTCAGCTTTGATGATCTCTCCAGAGTTAGTTCGAAAGTTCTTCTGCATCTTTTCATATCGGGTCAGTACACGTTCTTCAAGCGTGGCATTCAACAACATGGATTTGATAAACCGCTCTCTCATCACCTCGACACACATGTCAACGAATTCTTCGTAATCAACAAGGGGTGTATTTGGAATTGGTTGCATTGATTCAGCATTATACAGTTGGATACGATAGACTGTGGTGTCGACTGGTCCACTACACTTTGATGGATCAAGACGTAGAACATTTTTACCAGTGGCTGCAGAGGGGCACAGCTTGGTAGTTTCAGGAGTGTTGATTACCTTTCCACAAATGTCGACTCTCCGTCGATAAGCATCAGGATAAGTTAAAGAATGCACGTTATACTCAAGTTTGTTGGAAGTGAGCATTAGTACCTTCGACGTAAACTTTGTCCTGCGCTTCTCTTCAAGAGTCGCCATATGTAGAGGATAGGGAGCGAGGTTGGCAGCTCTAATAATTTCCATAAATTCTTCATTCGGCGCCATTTGGGAATCAGCTCTCTGACCAAAGTCATCATAGACCACGATGTTCTGTCCTTGATAACCATCCCAAAACTCCTGTTCGGTATTCCTGAAATAGATATTTCTGGCAAAATCCGATGCATCAGACTCAGACACAGCCAAAGCTGCATTTAAGTCCGTTGCCAAAGGCCAAGCCATGCCAGACTTACCAACTCCAGATTCTCCAAACAAGTGAATAACAGCGGGTTCACAACGGGGTTTGTTTCCAAATGCTCCTGATGTATCACATGCCTTCTTCATTGCATTTATCACAGCAAACACACGATGGTAATATTGAGTTAGTTCTTGACTCAATCTCTTCTCGCCAAGCTCTCGTGCGAACTGAATACCCTCATTATAGAGCGAATCTATCTTGAGGACATAGTTCACGTCTTTCTGTAGATGCGACAACCCATCCATTCCCTGCGGACAACGCTTCAACAATGACAAAACATCTGCGGCCCATTTGTCAAAACCAATAAGGAATCGATCAAGATCTGAGCGCCTGGAGAATTTCTCTCCATGCACACATTTCCCGATCCACTCAATAACAGATTCGAACATAGGGCCAGCAGCTCTTTGAAACATCAAAATGTTCGTCACACTTCGGCACCGATCACCAAAGAACTTCAAAGTCCTATCACAGGATCCCAAAGTAGGTAGTCCAAGCGAATAGATCAAGAAGGTTGAGATCAGTGTGCCAATGATAGGCAAACACAACCAAGGTTGTCCCCAATCAATGCTGCCGACATCAATTGATTCAATAGTAGACAAAAAAGACAAGTCCATCTCGAGATGGGCAGGAACAGAAGAGGTTCCAAAGTCCTTGAACATTCTACCAACAAAGCTGGCAAAACGCGCAAACACCTTTGGTCCCAATTCCG